GGATCGACTTGGTGAGCGGGGCCGCGGCAATGAGTTGATCGCGCGAGTCGGGCTTGTCGGGTTGCGCACCGTTGACTCGTCGACGTGCGCCGAGAATGTAGCGCGAGAGATTGAACGGCAAGATCATTGCTCACCCTCACGCTTGGCGGCGGCTTGCGCCTCGACCGTCTCGACGCCCTCGGCTTGCGCGCGGATCACGGGATCGATCCAAGGTGCCCACGCCTCGCGTGTGCGACAGTACGCCTCGAATGCGTCCTCCAAGCTCACGCCTTGCACTTTAGCGAAGTAGTTCGCGCAGTGGATACGCGCAATGTCGTCGAGCGTACGTACGACGGGTTTCCATGCAGCGCAACCCGACGCGAGCAACGCCGCCACGAACACGAGCAACAGCTTGTGCGAGTTCACCTTGCACCTCGTTGTTTGAGGTCGAGCACCGCGGCCTCAATCTTGGCCTTGATCGCCTCTTCGATTGCGTCGCGGTCGAACACTCGTTCGAGTTCACTCACCCCGCGCTTGCCGAGGTAGACGCGCACGCGCTGGAGTGAGTTGGCTTGGATTTCTTCCAGCTCTTCGGGGTCGATGCGCCCGTCTTCCGATGCGGCCTTGAGATCCTCGATCGTGGTCTGCTGCGTTTCGCGCACGACAGTTGCGACCGCGTCGTTGAGCCTGAGCAATGCGCCGCGCGCGTACTCGTTGCGCACCTTGGCGTTGATGAGCTTGGCGGCGTACGCGCTCGCCAACGTGAGCAGCGCCAAGAGCAACGGCGCGAGCGCCGTGATCGCTTGGTGCAAGATCGAAGTGCCGTCCATGTGTTGCCTCCCTTATGCGGTGTCGTCGCTACGGATGATTTTGTTCGGGCCTGATACCGTGCCGCTGTTTTTCACATACCAGTTCGAGTGTGCGTCCACGTAAAGCGACGGCGTGCCCGAAACCGACGCAATGGTTGCAACGCCCCACGCAACATCCGTCAGGTATGCATATCCGCCTGACGGATACGTGAGATTAGCACCGTTCTCAACTTCGCAGTGTGTCAACCAAGCGCGATAGCAATCCATCGCTCCGGTGATCCGCATATTGCGCACAACGAGTTCGATGTCGATGTCGTCACTACCGCCACCAAGCCCACCGAATGCTGGCGTGCGGTTTTGCGCATCAAGGATCGTGCAAGAGTCGCCGATCACAACGATGCGCAAGTTTGCGACGCCACCCGAGAACGAGGTCGAGTTGATCGCGTTGACGATCTCACAATTGACGAACTCGATCGTGCGGTCAGTGTTGAGCGTCCCACTGAGTGAGATCGTGCCTGAGAACTTGATGCCCTCGAACCGCAACGGCTCGCCGCCACCGGTCGCCATAAAGATCGTAACGTTGCCAGAAATCTCAGTCAGCTCGCGCCCGGATCCGCGCAACGTGAGTTTCTTGCCGGCGGTCGCTGAGAGTGTGAGCGCGTCGGTGTAAGTGCCCGGGGTGATCTCAATGATCGCCTCGATGTTTCCACTTGTCGCCTTAGCAAGCGCCGATGGTATGTCGTCGAATGGTTGCGTCGGGCTGCCATTCGTTCCGCCCGCCGCCGCATTCTCGTCGACGAAAATTCGACGTTGCTCGGCGACAATGTCGTCGAGCGCCGAGAGCACTTGCCCCAATTGCGCAAACAAGGTACCGGCAGTCAGAGAGAAATAGCTGGCTTGCGCCTCGCACCCAATGTCGCGCGCGCCCGAATCGCTCGTTGTCGTGTCGGCGAGCCCGTTGATCGTTGCGTTGAGCCAGCCGAGGATTTGCACGTTCGCACCAAACGCGGTCGTTGCTGGCGAGATTGCGTACGGCGTGCCCGAGATCGTGCCGTGGCCAATCTTGTACGCACCGCCGTTGCCCGCTTGACTGGCGAGGTCGCCGACAATCTTGTCGAGTTGAGCCTCGACGGTCGTTGCTGGATTCGTGGTCGTGTCCGCCCACGCCGGGCCGCCCGCATAGTCGATCGCCGTAGCGGGGTGCAAGTTCGCGACCGCCGTGATGTGATCGTCTAGTTCTTGCAGCACTGCAGTGATCGCATCGAGCGGTGTACCCTCGCGAATCGAGAGCGTCGACGTCGACGTCGCGAATGCGTCTTGCCGGCGACCGGTCAGATTGATCGCCGCGTCGAATATCTGAGTGTCACCGTACGCGATCGTGACGTCGGCGATGAGCACCGCGTCGCTTTCGAGCGCGGGCGGTGACGGGCTCGCGGCCTCGGCCCCTTGCGTGACGTAAAACTCGAACGACTCGTCGCGTTCGAAGTAGACGGTATTCGAGTTGCCGTCCGTGCGCGGATCACTGAGCGCGCGATCGAACTTGACGAACACCGAAACGATCTTGGAGTTGCCCGGTGTCGTCACCGCGGTCGAGACCGAGTTCGAGTCGACACTCACGTCGAGGTTTTGCAGTGTCGGGATCCTCACCCGCGCGCCGTCTTGGTCGTACGCGGTGCCAGCAGTCACGTCGACCGTCAAGTTGGGCACCGATGCCTCGGCGACCGCGAGCCCCGCGACGATCCCAAAAAACGAGAGATCGGTCGCAAGATTCCAGATGCCCTGTTCGACGTCGTCGAACGCGCCGTCGAGTTCTGCCTCAGTGACCTTTTGTCGGAAATACCAGTCAACGCGATCAACCATGATTCGATCCTAATGCAGTAGCGACGTGTCGCCTAGTTCCGAGAGCCCAAGCTCCCAATGATCGGGGATTGCTGGCGGCGGCGTGGGTTCGTTGATCGCCGCGAGGTGAGTGTGTGCGGGTTTCATGTAGACCGCGATCGACTCGATCTGTTTGCGCTGCTCATCGGTGAGCGCGTACGGCGCAGTGATTGCAAACGTGTAAAGCAACGCGCGATCGCCGGGACCAAGCTCCCAATCGACGCCGAGTTCACTCTCGCCGAGTGACATACCGGTGTCGCCAAAGTACGGATCGATCTCGATCTCGATGCCGGTGAAAAAGCGCACGACGTTGACGATGCCACGGCGCAATCCCTTCTGGCGATACATCGCGACGAGCACACGTAGCAAACGTCGCTTGGCATTGAGCGAGAGCACGAACAGAAATGGATTGCCGAGGTCGGCGAGCATTTGGTCGACGAACGCCTCGGGCGCGAGATCGGGATCGAATATCTCGGGCCACGTGTCGACGTCGTACAAGAGTAAGTCGGTCGGCTCTTGCAAGCACCGCACGAACCGTTCGAGATCGCCGGTCTCGTCCTCAATGCGATTGATCTCGGGCAGCATGCGCCACAAGTCGAACTCGCGACCCTCGGGCACTGGCAACGCAAACGCGAACAATTCGTCGTCGCCCGGCGACGGAATCCCGTTGCCGAATGCGTCCTCGACATTGACTACGGTGAGCGTGTAGTCGATGCCCGGGGTGAGGTCGGTGTCGAGTGTGAGCAACACGACATTGTCGGTCACGGCTGCCACGCTCGACACCTCGGGCACTACCACGGGGATCCCCGCGGGCGGGTTGGCGCTGAGCGTGTAGTTCGAGGGGTTGAGTGCATCGTCGGAATCGGTGGCGTCCACTGCTCGCACGGGTTCGTTGAACACGACTTGCACGACGAGCGGTGTGAGCGCGTTGGCGCTCAACACGCCGGGCTCGGTGAAATCCTCGACAGTGAACGAGTACGACTCGTCGAGCGGGTTGCCGCTCACCGAACGCGACACGACGCGCACGTCGACAATCTGCTCACTCGAAAAGTCACTCGTCGGATCGATCGTGATGCGACGCACGCCGGTTGCAAATGAGGTCGACAACGAGCCCGGTCCGTCAAACCCGGATTGAAACACGCCCGCGTCATATGCGAGCGCGCCCTCGATCCACACTTGCGTTTCGGTGTCGTCGACGTCGGTGCCGTCGCTCTCCATGATCTCAAGGTAGACGTCGGCCCCTCTTAGGTGGCCGAACTCGCCGGGCTCGGCGTCGCGGTTGGCGAGAAAGATCGTCACACGGTCTCCACGAACGTTAGAGCGTCAACATAGAGCGCGGGCAGTTCGGCCTCGAACCTGCCCGGCGCGTTCGTCTCAACCGACAACTTGATTGCGATCGTGTGCAAGGCCGCACCGAGCGGCACGGTGAGCGCGGCCACGTCAAACAAGTCGCGCGAGCGTCGAGGGTCGAGCACGTCGGACCAATGCGCGATCCCGTCGATGGTGAGTTCGGCTTTCCACGAAACCGTGTGCGAACTCAAATTGCCGGCAATCGTGACGATGAGCGGATCGTCGGGATCCTCACGTTCGATCGCGAGCGTGTCGTCGTCGAGTGCCCGGGCAAGTACAGGTTGCGATCCTTCATTGATGAGCCTAGCGAGCCCGTGCGCAATGCGCGTCACGTCGTCGGCCGCTCGCTGGATCGACCAAGTGAGCGATCCGTTGTTGCCGTCGCCAGCCGTCGCCCCCAAGTTGCGCCAAGCAACCTCGGTCGAGTCGATGAAACCTTGCCCCGCGATTCCGATCGGGTGCGTGCCGTTGTTGGCCGGTATGGCCGCGCCCGAGATCGTGAGCGTGTTGCCGCCCGCCGCGACGATCGCCTCGGTGACGCCGCTGAGATCGTCGACCGAAACATAGCCGGCATCGAGCCAGCGTGCGGGCGCTGCTACGATCGACGCGCTCGCACCCGACAGCAGAGTCGCGCCGGCAGTGTTGGCGCTGTAAGTGTAGCTCGTGCCATTGATCGTGATCGTGTAGTCGCCGGTCGCTGCGCTCGTGACGCGCACAATGATCGGATTCTGTGACGGGCCACGCCACGCCAGGCGAGCGCGGAGCACCTTGGTCACATCGAACAAGCCGGTTTGCTCGGTTTCGAACGAGTCACCCGATTGAAACAACCCGCGCCGCCCGGCAACGTCTGAGCCCATGCACCCGACGAACTCACCCTCGGGCGCGGTCCACCCGCTCGGGCGAATGCGGGCCGCGTTGCCGCGCCACATGGCAGCCAAGAACGGGCCGCCCTCGCCCGAGCCAAGCGGGGTGAGCGGTGCGCCGCCACCGCCCCATACCGTGCCCCATGTGGTCCCGTATCCCATGCTTGATCCTTACGGCTTGTCTGCGATCGTGATCACCGTGTCGTCGTCGAACTTGACCTTGAGATCGCCGTCGGCTGAGTCGAGATAAAGGTACGCCGTGTTTGCCGCCGGTGTGCCCGGCGCGCTCGTTTCTGGAATCGAAAGCGGCCACGTGAGGTGCCGATCGTCGTCGTTCACATGGTCAGCCGATAGCACGTTGAGTGTCGTGCCTGTGGTCGTGCCGCTCACGGTGCCCGCCACGAGGTCGAGTTCGCCCGTGTTCACATCGGCGGCCGTGTCGGCAATGATCTCACCGACGAACAACTTGAACACGCCAGAGCCCGCGCCGGCATAGATCGCGCGCGTCGTCGAATAGGTGCCGTCTTCGATAATCCTCCCGACGACTCCCGAGACAACGCCCGACGTGCAATAGATGCCGGTTGTGGTGTTGTTCTGCAAAAGGATCTCACCGACGAGCACCTCAAGTCGGCGTGACGAAGAGTTGCCGGCAATGATCCCAAATCCACCCGAGCCGGCAACCTCGATGCGACCGACTCGCGCAACATTGCTAGCGCCGTTATTGAACACGCCGATGCCGCTCGAACCGGTTGGCTTGACACGAAGCACGTCGACAACAATTCGCTCGCCGGCCAAATCGATACAGCGAGCATCCGACGACTCAACCGCGTTGGCGACAAGCGACGAATCGTTGCCGAGTTCAACTTCGTTGGTGAACGTCGCCCCGCGTGCGTGGACGTGCACGTAGCTCGGGATCACGATGGCGCCCGAGTATGTACCACCGTCGAGGCACACAATCGCGATGCGGTTCGACGCGCCTGGCGTGAGCGCACTCGCAGCAGTGATCGCCGAGCCGAACGTGAGCTTAGCACTTGCTGGGTTGAGCCCGTCGTTGCTGTCGTTGCCATGCTTGCCGACGAATATCGTTTGCTCATAGTCGAACGGCGCCGCGCCCGTCGCGTCGACGACGTGCAAGTTGTCGCCGGTTTGCGTGCCAGCGATCTTACCGACAAACAAGTTGAGAATGCCTGCGCCCGTATTGACCGCGGTGTCGGCGGTCAACTCACCGACGAACAGGTCCCAAGTGCCAGCGCCTTGGATGCCGATCGTCGTGGTCGGCGTCCCACTCTCGACGATCCTGCCGACGGAACCCGTGACCGTGCCGGCGGTGCAATAGAGAGCGACGGCCGAGTTGGCTCCGAGCACAATCTTGCCGATCTCAACGGCCAGTTCACGGGTTGACGAGGTGCCGGCGTTGATGCCGTACGCGCTTGCACCCGTAATGTTAATCACGCCAATGCGCGCACGGTTGTCGGATCCCACGTTGCTGATACCGGTGCCTGACGCGACTGAGGGGTTGAGTTCGTCCAGCTCAACGACGATCGAGTCACCCGACAACACGACGCAAGTCGTTGAGGTTGCATTGACCGCGTGCGCCCGCAACGATGAGTTGTCGCTCATCGTGATCGTTTGGTTGAACGATGCACTTGGCGCCACCACATGCACGTAACTCGGCACGGTGAATAGCCCGCCATATGATCCGCCGTCGACGCACACGATCGCAATCTGATTCGACACGCCCGGCGTGAGCCCGCTCGCGGCCGTGATTGCCGATGCGAACGTGAGCTTAGCCTGTCCGGGGTTGAGTCCGTCGTTCGTGTCGTTGCCGTGCTTGCCCACGAAAATGGTTTGCGAGTAGTCGAACCCGCCGGTGCCCGGCGTGAACAACGAGAGCCCGGATCCAACGGCGCCACCACTCACCGAACCCGCAAACACGTTCGCAACATTCGAGCCCACGGTGATCGCGGTACCAGCTGCAATCTTGCCCGCGTACATGTTGAGCGTGCCGGTCGTGATGATCATGCCGCTCGTGCCGCTGAAGGATCCGATTTCTTCGATCGAGTCGACGCGCACCTCAAGGGTACCGTTGGCAATGTATATGCCGCTCGTGCCGTTGTTCCTGAGTTCGATCGAGCCAATGTCGAGCACGCCCTCGCCACCGTTGAGCACCTCGATACCGTATCCGGATTGCTCGACGAGCACGCGACCGATCTTTGCATGCACACCGGTGACGCCATTGATCTGTAGCGCGTTCGCCCCGCTACCCGTGACGCGCAACGTCTTGGCCTCGACGTATGTGTCGTCACCCGCGGTCAACACATGGATGCCGGGGCCGCTGCTGCTTTGCAATTCGCCAACACGCATCGACGAGCCAACGGCCGGCACTTGGATCCCCGAGGTGAATACCGCATTCGGCGCGAACAAGTGGCAGTAGGTTGGCAACGCGGTGCCACCCGCGTACGTGCCGCCGTCAAGGCACACGATCGCGATTTGGTTGCCGACCGCCGGCGACAACCCCGAGGCCGCCGTTGCCGCCGCTCCGTATGTAAGTTTTGCGTTGGCCGGGCTCAACCCGTCGTTCGAGTCGTTGCCATGCTTGCCAAAGAACACGGTTTGTGAGTAGTCGAACGCGACCGACTTGAGCGCGTCGAGCGAACGTGCTTGCGCGTGACCGAGTCGGTGATCCGAGTCGCTGTCGTCACCGGCCCAACCCCACGGCTGCCCGTTGAAATTCAGCTCGTTCGGTTTGACGTTGTACTCAAGCGGCAACGGATCCTTTTGGTAGGGAGCAATCAAGTCGCCGTTCGTTTCGGGTACGGTGATCACTCGGATGTCCACGTCGCTCGTGCCGCCCGAATCCTCGACCGTCAATCGGAACCGATACGAGCCCGGCACGTCGGGCGTGAAATCGTACGCACACGGCGACACGTCGTCGCCCGAGTCGAGCAACGTTGGCGAGCCCGGGTTGATCGGTCCATGTGTCGAACTCGGCGGTGCCCAGAGTAGCTCCAACGTCCACGCCACCATCCCGAGGTCGTTCGAGTTCGAGATTGTGACCGCGTTGCTGGCGACAACCTTGAGCGCTTCCCCGTCGCCTTCGATCGGTGTCGGGGTTGTTTGGTTGAACTTGAGCAGAGCAGTCGCGGCCATGGTTGCCCCTTATGGAAGCTGGCGAGAGAGTTCGATGTGATCGAAGTAAGCGCGGCGCGAGAGGTTGCCGCCCGTCGCGAACGCAAACCCGGCGTACCCCGAAGTAAAGGCAGCGCTACCCGAGTTGATTTGCAACGCATCGTCGACGAACTCGGTTGCGCCAGCAATGGGCGACCACGACGGCGATGTCACCGCGTTCGCGGTGAGGTCGTTCTCGAAACACTGCAAGAGCACGTCGCCGTTGAGGTTAACAATCATGTCGAGCCGCACGTGCAACCATGTGCCGGGCGAGTAGCTTGCGTTGCCCTTAAGCAAGATGCCTTGCGAGCCGACCTCGTCACTCGGGATCCCCGCGTTGAGCGCGCCCTTGACGAGCACGATCCGGTGCGGGTCCTCGTCTTCGAGCCCGAGCAAGTAGCCTTGCGCCTCGACCGTGGCCGACTGTAGACCAATGAACAAGAACGGAGAGAACCCCGTCGAGCCCGCGCTCAACGCGCGTTGAATTGCGCCGCGGATCGATCCGCCGCCCGCGCTCGCCGCCGGCTGGATCGGATTGAAATTCGTCAAGTCGCAATACTTGCCGCACGCGCCTGCCGCGGTCGTGAGCGTGTTGAACCCATAGACGAAACTACCGCCGCCGTTCGGGCGCGTGACGCCAGTTGTCACACCGCGATCGACGTTTGCCGTGTCGAGTGCCGCGCCGCCGAGGTTTGCCCAATCTGCTTCCGCCATGATTCGCTCCGTTTCCTAGATCGTCGCAGGTTGCTCGTTTTGCGTCCAGTATAGCGACGAGTCGATCGGTACGATCGAAATGTCGTTCGGCCCCGGCCCCGTGACACCGGCCGTGAATTGCGGCGGCAAATCGTCCGCCTTGAGTTTCAACGCAGCCGAGCCGCTTGACGTTGCGGTCACGGTCTCGGGCCCGTTGTTGATCACCGTGAGCAATGCGTCGCGAATGTTCGTAAGTGACTCGCCGCCGCTGGCAACATACACGTGCGAGCGCCCGTTGATCTCGACGTCGTAATTGCCAGCAGCCGATGCAAGCACAGTGACGAGTTGCACGTTGAAATCGGTTTCTTCGAAGTCCTCGACGCTCTCGGGTGACGCACCGTCGAACGATGCGTTGCTGAGATCACTGCCAGGGAATGGAGTGTCGAATGCGCTGACAAAGTTGTCGTTGTCGCGCCACTCCTCCTCGAAATCCTCATGCGACTCGGGTGTCGTGTCGAACGATGCCGAGGTTTGCGTCGTGTCGCCAATGTCGAACGCATAGTCCTCATTGCTAGACCACTCGCTCTCGAACCCGTCGAACGTGTCGTTACTCGTGCCGAACTCGGCCGCCGCCGTCGATCCCATGGCGAACAAGAACGCCTCATTGCCGGACCACTTGCTCTCGAATCCATCGTATTCAATGAGCGACAGCAAGGCGGGCCCGTTGAACTGGGCAGCGTCAAGATCGGCGCTCGCGAACTCGAACAAGGCCAGCTCATTCGAGCCCCACCCAAATCCAAACGACTCGTGCGGCGCGTACCATGTGAGCGGCCCACCGTCGATCACTGCAACGAACGCCGCGATCCCCTCACCCGCCACCGACTCGACGCCGGCCCACGCCGCCGGGATGTAGGTGTCGTCCGGTTCGGTCACACCCTCGGGCGTGTGCTTGAACGTGGAGTGCGGATCCTCGAACCCGATGTTGTTGAACGTGTGTGCCATTAGATCGGGTTCCCCGTGTCACCGTTGATCAATGTCACCGTGCCGAGCACGGGGAATTCGCGTGCCGCGATCGTCACGTCGCGGTGCTCGCCGTTGAGTTGAAAGTCGGCATAAGTGTCGCCAATCTTGCGCACGCCCGTCGTATCGCGCACGACGTTGTAAACGTCACCCAATACGATCTCGCCCGACACGTTGCCGTCGGCGTCTTTGAAATCAAACCCGAACCCAATCTTGTCGTTGAGTGTGCCGTCGGCGTTGCGCAAGGCAAAGAACGAGACGAGGTTTGCGCGGATCGCCGCCGCCGCGTCTGCGATTGCCGAGGCAGTCGTGATGCCTTGCACGAAATACACTCGCGCGCTCACGTTGATCGTGAGGTAGACCGGATCGGTCACGTCGAGATCGAACGTGAGCGTGTGCGGGTAGTCGCCGTCCGTCTCGTCAAACTGAGCTAGCACCTCGTCCTTGAGCGCCTGACTCGGCAACCCGCCGCCCTCGGGCACGACGTACAACTTGCCCGAGTTCTCTGAAATGCTCGCGTCTTGATCACTCGTGAGCATGAGCGCACGCGCCACGCCCGCCACGCCCTCGGCGACAATGTCGAAATCCTCACGCGCGACCGCGCGATTGATCACACGGATCGACTCGGGCGCGGCCTCGCGGATCTGCGCTGCGTTCTGCCGGTCTTGCCCGTTGCTCGGCTCGGATGCGTTCGTCACCGTCACGACGACGGGGTTGCCGACGGCATCGGTGAACGAATCCTCGATCACTTTGATCTCGCCCGGGCCGATCGAGTTCGCGCTCAACCCGCCGCCGGTCTTATACGCACACGTGATTGTGCCCGTCGGGATCTTGCCGTTCACTCCATTGCCAAAACGCAGCGTTGCCCGGTCGTTGTTGTCGACGACGACGGTGAAGTGTCGATCGGTCGACGTCGAATCGAGGAAATTGTCGACCTCGGTGTAGGTACCATCCGCCGCGACCACGCTCGCCGATCCGTCAATGTACGGCGTCGACGGTAGCCGGAACGATTGGTCGGGCTGCTCGGTCGAGTTGAATGCAACGTCGTGCGATTCGGAGTTCTCGGCGCTCACCGTCGTCGTCGGCGGATTGACACCGACCCCGATCACCGCTGCGCTCAAGAGTTGAAAGCGGGCGGGGCTCGTGACCGTGGCCGTTGCGACGAACGTGCCCGCGGGGATCGTTACCGCGGCGATCGGTAGTCCACCCGTCGCGGCATCGCGCACTGTGATGCTCACGTCGACCGTCGCGGCCTTGGCGGTCTCGGGCTCGAACCCGATCAACTTGACGAGCGCGAGCAGTGACGCGCGTTGCGTGGCCGTACCCCAACGAGACTCACGCGCTTGCCCGTCTTGATAGAACGTGAGCACGTCGCCAACGTGCGCCATGAGTTCGATCAAGATGTTGCCAAAGTTGGCAACGTTGAAATCGGTCCACTCGGGAAACACCGATGCGATCAACGTGATCAACCGCGCACGCAGACTGTCGAAATCCTTGTCGGTGTAGTCGAGGTTACTCGGGAGGATTGAGGTTGCCACGGTTGCCCCTATGCTGCGATCGGTAGAATGATCTCCAACCCGGCGACGAGAACGTTGTTGCCGGCCACGTTGCGGTCAATGATATCGAACACCACGCGAGCATATAGCGCGCGGCCTTGCCTGAATGGACGCACGCTCGTCACTCGTACGCGAGGCTCCCAAGTTCTGAGCGCGTCTTGCGCCCACGCTCGCGCCAGCTCACCGAGCGCGGTGTTGTTCTTGCGGTGCCTGAGCAGATACAAGAGCGAGCCGAACTCGGGTCGCCAAGGGATCTCACCTTGCACGAACTCACTCGACGCTCGCGTGCCGAGCACTTGCCCGACGCACGAGCGAACGAGCGTCACGCCGCCCGCATGCGCGATGTCGCCGCGCCCGTCACGTCGGAACGGTCGGATCGGTCCATAGCCGAGAAAGGCTTTGAACGTGGGGGATTGATCGAGGCTAGTGAGATCGGCCATGGCTCAAGAGTCGCAGGGTTTCGAGATTGCACCCGGCCCCGCAAAGTCCGGTGCGGGTGCGGGGATCAAGTCGTAAATCTGTTGCAGCAACGCGATCAATTCGTCGAGCGGCGCGAGCGCCTCTTCGGTGAGATCACCGATGCCACCGAACTCGGGAATGCATGGCAGTCCGGCGAGGTCGAGCAGAAAGTTGACGAGCCCAATGAGTTGGTTGAGCGGGGTGAGCCCGTTGTTGAGGTTGACGAGTTG